CGTTTTACAACTAATTGTTGAATCCATTCATGTCTGCACCATGGTGTTGATGCTTGAGTATCTGGATTGGTATACCATCCGCCTCTGTATCTCCACACATCTCTGTATGGTGTTAACCTATTAGAGATAGCGTTAATCTCATCCCTGGTGTAAAGTCTATTAAGGTCCATTAATCTCTCGCAGAATTGTCTTGAGCCACTCTTAGCTGGAGGGACATCAAGTCTGGTCCTATATCCATATCTTACCTCAAATCTTTCTATTGGAATCTGCTCCTCTCTCACAAGTTGTGTTCCTAACTCAGTGACTTGTCCCTTTGTGATGACCTCCCATTTCATTAGTCTTGCCATTGACTTGGCAATCTCCTCAATGTTTGTGTTCAGAGCTGTTGCAATAGCATTACTGTCCTCACCATCTCCAATCATCTTAAGTACATTCTTGTCAAAGTCATTGAGCTCTGCTGAGATTTCTGCTATGGTTGCAAATAATTGGTCTTGCTTTGTGAATACCTCAGCTGATGGTGTATCCCATGCAATTGGAAATGTTGCAATCACATCATAATTATGAGCTGGCTCACCATATTGAGCAAAGTATCCTATCTCATCATCTTGATGGTCAAACTTGCATGAGCTCAATTGCTGTGCTCCTGGTTGCAATCCCACAATCCTTCTTGCTTGTGCCTCATCAATGGTTGGAAATGATGCCAATACAATGCTTAATGCACTCTCGCTGGTCAATACTCCTTCCTTAATCTTAGCAACCACATCAATAAGTGATGCAATCTGTGCTCCGTTCAATGCACTCTTAGCAACATCAACTGGAGCCTCTGCTGTTGGTTGGTCAGTTGCTGTTGGTTGTGCTGCCACTGGTGCAACTTCAGCTGTTCCAATTGGTTTAACATCTCTCAACTTAATAACACCAACATCTCCAGATAGTCTGACCATTTCATTCAATATCCATTCAAGTCTCTTCTGTCTTGTATCAACATAAGTTGTCTTGAAGATCTCGAATAAATCAGCACTCTCAGCTGCATTGAATGAGCCTTCTGGAGCAACACCAAACAATGAAGGAGCAACAACTGAATGAGCCACAAGAATGTTCTGCTGAACGCTTGACTCAAGAGCATCATATCTTTTATCCAAGTCATTGCCTGTCAAATTCTCAACTCTTGGAGCTTGATCTGAGGATGGTGCAAATGTGATGATGATATCTCCAGAATTCTCAATGTTGGATGCTGGTCCTTTGATTTGATTTTTGAATGACTCTGCCTCTTCTTGAGTTTCTGGAAAGCCATCCATGAAAGTGATCATAGTTCCAGACTTGAATCCATTCTGCAATTCATACATGTGGAATTTACTGATGTCAACATCTGTCTGGATTGCTGTGATACCTCCTTGATATGGAGGCTTTGGATATACTCCATGTTCTTTTCTGCCTTTCTTAGCAGGATCTTTGTAATACAATACAAATGAGCCAACCTTATTGGTCTCATCAAGAGCTGGCAATGTTCTTAGATTTGTTTTCTCAGCTGATTGCTGTTGCATTGTCCAGTCATCAGAAAGATAGTACATTCTTTCATCTGATGAGATTCTGATTGCATCAATGGCAAGATACTCCCACACAGCAACTCTGGTCCCTTCTCTGTTCCAGGTACCCTTAACAGCGAATGCTCCGAACAATTCATAATCAAAAGCCAATTGCTCAACAATCTCATTCATGTTAAAGTCAGAATAAGTATTGGCAATGAATCTTGCAAGCTCACCAGATACAACCTCAAGACCTCCACCAGCAATGTAGTGAGTCTTATTCTTTATTATACCTTGATGCCAAGCTGAACCATTGTAAAGGTCAACCAAGAAATATGGATAGTCATTCTTTTTACCCCACTTGATAAAGCCAAGCATTCTGTCTTGCTCCTCAATTGGCAAGACAAAGTCCTTTCGGAATGACATTGATTCAAATTTATTCATAGATATTGAATGTTATATTTGTTGAGAATTCTGTGGAAGGTGAGTCAATCTCATAGACATGAGCTCTGCCCTCCTCAACCAAGCCATCAGAGAATTCTGGATCAAGATTGGTTGATGATGTCTGTTGATAGATTCTGTAAGTATAGTAACCATCATAATCAAAGGTAACATCCACACCATCCACAAGCAAGAATTCATCATATCTGGATGTCGCTGTGCTCAGATTAGGTAGAATGCAATAGTACTTTAAGAATGATTGCTCATGCTCAAACTCAAAGAGATAGAAAACTGGACTAACTGTTGTCAGTTCCGTTACTGTCACTATCAGATTGGAAGAGCTTGCCTTCTGTATTCTCAGCATTTTTAATTAGTTTAGGTTTTCTTTTTTCAAAAATATGAAGGAAGCCAAGAGACAGATAATAGTCCTCTTTTCCTCTCTCAATGTCAACCCATTTACTCAATAGACTTGACCATTGTTTTGAGCCAATGTATTTTTTTAGTATTTCCATGGTTTCAAATATACAAAAAAAGGAGGGACACAGCCCTCCCTTATGATAAGAGTTTATTCAATTCTTAAATTGATGGAGATTGCTGTGCCAATAAAGCCAAATAAATAGCTGGATCAACATCTGGAACAGGATCATTCTCTAATCCTCCCATGATGATGTCATGTCCTAATCTGTCAGACTTCAATACTCCAGATCCATAGGCAGAAGCTTCAGCAATCTGAAGGCCTTCACCAAATCCAAGAGCAACAACTGTTCCATCAGCTTTCTCAACAAGAGCAACACACTCATTCTGTCCAAGCAAGTGAATCTCTGATCTCAACTCCTTTGTATCTGATGCCAAGATCATTGTCAAAGTCTGCTCGTACCAAAGAGTTCCATTTCCTTTATTCACTCGGATTGGTGCAGTGTAGCTTGATAAGTTAGACTTTAACTTATATAAGAACACCTCACCAGATACAGTCAATGTATCCACTTCATTGGAAGCAGAGACATTGCTGGCAGTAACATTTCCCAAAGGAAATATCATCACAGACTTGATGCCACCCTTTCCATTGGTGCAAGTTCTGTCATTATATCCAGCTGTCATTAAACATGCCATGATTTTGTCTTTTTTTTAATGTTATTAAATAGGGAGGAGTCACCCCCTCCCGTTATTAGTTATTAGTTAGGAGATCCAGTTCCGTTCCATACTCCGATCTGATCCAAGAATGGTACCTGAACACCAGCTCTGAACTTAGAACGCAAGTATATAACATCATTATCTTGCGAATACCATAAGTCAAAGTTCTCAAAATCAGAGCTTAAGTCAGTTCCGAATACAAATTGAGATGCACGACCTGTGTAGATGTTATCAAGACCATTCAATCCATTTACTTTAACAATTCTCATGTTTGTTCCTGGAAGGATTAACTCATTCAAGTCACCAATGTTAGCTGGATTGTAATGGAATAAGTTATCATCAACCAAGTTCTTAGTCAAGAAATTAAAGTTTTCACGACCTGTGAAACAGATAAAGTCAGTAGCCTCAGCAACATTTGCTGGAGTGTTAACGAAACACTCATAGAATACATCAAATGCATTAGTTGCAGAGATGGTTGCTGTTGATGATGTATTCAAATCAACACATCCATTGGCAACTGTCAAGAATTGACGGAATCCATTCATGAATGCCAAGTTACCTGTACCAGTAGCTTTGTTTCCTTTCCAGATTAACTTATCCAATTCAAATGAATGCAATTGCAATAAGTAGTTGATTAATTGTTGCTCAAATGGTAAAGTCTTATCTTCAGCCATTGCACCTGGGCGAAGACCTAACTGTGTCCAGAATCCATCAAGATCCTTCTGACAGAAAGATTTCATATAACCAAGAGTCTCAACTGCAATAGCTCTGTCAGTGAATACTGTATCTCCAGATGGAGTCATAGTACAATCACCAGCTTGATAAACAACTGAGTCATCCAACAACTTTAATTCTTGAGATCCTTTGATCCCTTGTTGAATTGATAAATATTGTAGTGTGCGAGCTTCAGTTACTGAACGGACAATCAAGTCCTCTCTTTGCTCATCAACATACGCTGCAAGACCAGATACATCCCAGTCAAATTTTCCTTTAAGATACTTTTTAAGTGACATTTTATTATTATTTATTACGTTTCAAAAACATTTGTCTGGCTGTCAAGTTGCCAACTTTACTGAACTTCTCAGCCTCTTTGGTTTCAACTGATGGCTGGCCTTTGAAAGATTCGAATTCACTTTTCAATGTGCTCAACTCATTTACCAAAGTTGTGTTATTTTCTGCAATAGCCTTAGTCATTTCTGCTATGCCTTCGACAGCCTTAGAGAATGCTTCTAACTTTGCATTTACAATGGATTCAACTTTCTCTGCACTCATTGACTCAGCAACAGGCATTGCAGTCTCCTCATTTATCTTAGCGACAACAGCAGTTGCTACATCATAAGCAACTCCCATCTCAAGTCCTAATCTTTCAGCGATCACCTCAGTGATATCCTCCAATACTTGTGGTAACATCTCAGCAGAGATTGCTTGAAAGTCTGAGCTTGTTTCCTCAACGGCAACCTCTCCAGCTCCTTCATTCTCTCTCTCATCAATGATCTCTGTGATTACTCCTTCAGCGTTAACCACTATTGATACACCAGCAAGTTCACCAGATAAGGCATGTGTACCCTCTGGAGCTGGTATTCTTTCACCATCAGCAACAACAAAAACTGGCATCCCTACCTCAAGAGCATCATATTCAACTATGGTTGTTCCATCAGCAAGAGTTGCCTGTTCAAATGTGTCAACTGACTTAGAGAATTGTGCTTTCATTTCAGCAATCAATTCTTTAATAGTTTGCAATTCTTTGTTCATACTTTATTATATTTTATTGTTCGAAAATACCTAACTCTTTTAGCTTAGCCTCTGACCATCTTTTAGCAGCAAGACCTCCCCACAATAGATAGGAGATAGTTCCACATGCTGAATTGTCATCTGGATTGTAATACTCCTCTGCTCTTGACAGATATGAATACATTCTTTTGATGACAGCCACTGAGACAGTCTGTCTATTAGCCAAAGTTGTTGCTCTTAATCTGCCAACCCTTGTGGCACATTTATTTCCATACTTCTGATTGAGCTCAATTCCTTTCTTGGCATTGTTGCTCACAGCTTCTGGATAGTCATTGTAAAATGTAATGTATTCCTGGACCTTCTTAAGCTCTTGATATATGGCTGTGAATTCATGCTCCCATCCTTTGCCGGTCTGAAGCAGTTGGAATACTCCTTCAATTGAGAAGCCTGTGAACATTCCAGCCTTAGCTGCATCATATACATCCTTATTGGTCACCTTGTAACTCACAATCCAAGAGCCATCATTCTCATCCTTGAATCTTTCTGGAGCTGTGAATCCTTTTGACTCATCAATGATATAGCTCATAATCATATAGATACCATCAACCACTCTCTTGCTGTCATGCTCAATATTCACATTGTTGAAATTCTCTCTCCTTGCATAATCAAAGACAATATCCTTGATGGATGATGGTGAAAAGTTCACATAATACTCCTCACCAGTCTGAGGATCTCTTCTGAATATGGGAGTGTTCGCAGATATAGCCACTCCAGTGATGACTTGCTCCTCATCATTGAATTGATAAGCAATCTTTTGGCTGAATGTGTCAAAGGATTTTTCATGTGCTGGATTGGCCACAAGGCTGTTGAATGATACTGTTGTTTCTGGATCATCCAGATCAATGATAATATCATAAAGAGGCAATTCTCTAATCATAATTATTATGTAAATTTGTTCGAAATGATATTTGTATATCCATACCATAGCAGAGCTGAGTCTGACTTTGAAATCAAGCAATCAATTGCAATGGTCCTCAAAGTTTTTCCTGATGCTGAGATATGGACAGTTGGAAAGGCTGTGTCTGGTATCAATAACATTCCTTGCACTCAACACAATAACATCAGAGGATGTGATGTGACCAACAGAATGCTCACCTTTGCCAAACAGATTGGAGGAGATTTCATCTATATGAATAAGGATTTTTTCATCACTAAATCTTGGCAGCCTCATGTAGCCATTAAGATGGGACCAATCATCATCAATGATGACCATCCTCCACATACAAAGGTTGCTCAATGCAATACTCTTGAATTCTTAAAGCATAACAACTTTACAGCTCATAATTATGAGACACACACTCCATGTTTAATGAACAGCAAAAAGTTGATTGATCTCTTTGACAATATCAACTGGCAGAATGACAACCATTTCATCAAGTCAATCTATTGTAATGTGTATCAAGTTCCTTCCAAGGATGGATTCAATTGCAAGGTATCTGTGCCATCTATTGCCAAGGCTCAAGAATTGATTCTGCTCCAGGGATGTTTCTCAACTGGTGATGCTTTCTGGAATAAGACTTGTGTTGACTGGATTAAAAGCTTGACTTAGCCTCTTGTACTTGTAC